GAGGTTTACGATAACGGCTGCGAGTACAAAGACGGGAAAGACCGCATCGCACATCATATGGTTGTTTGAACAAGCTCTCAAGTGCAAGGATGGGCAATCAGTTTGGTGGGTTGCACCTGTTTACCAACAAGCAGAGATTGCATTCCGAAGGATGAAAACACAAGTCACCGATGTCAACTTCTTCCAAAGCAACGAGACCAAGTTGTTGCTCACTCTTCCAACAGGATCACGTATTGAGTTCAAGTCAGGGGAGAAACCTGACAACTTGTATGGGGATGATGTGTATGCTGCCGTCATTGATGAAGCGAGTCGTATGCGTGAGGAGTCGTGGTATGCTATGCGTTCAACCCTAACTGCCACGCAAGGCAAGTGCAAGTTGATTGGTAATGTCAAAGGCAAAAAGAACTGGTTTTACAAATTAGGAGAAAGGGCAAGGAGCGGAGAGAGTGACTATCGCTATTTCAAAATAACCGCATACGATGCAGTCAAGGAGGGGATTCTCAAACTTGAGGAGGTAGAACAAGCCAAGCGTGACCTTCCTGAAAATGTATTTAATGAGTTGTATCTCGCAGAACCAGCGGATGACAAGACCAACCCTTTCGGAATTGACAACATCCGCAGATGTTACCGACCTGTCTCAAGGGGTACGGTTGTTGCTTGGGGAATTGACCTTGCAAAATACTCGGATTATACCGTCATCGTTGGATTGGATGCCAACAATCAATGTGCATATGTTGACCGATTCCAAGCGGATTGGGGCATCACACAAGACCGCATCATTCGGTTGATTGGAAACACTCCAGCATTCATTGACTCAACTGGTGTGGGTGATCCTATCGTGGAGCAAATCCAAAGGGTATGTCAAAGAGTCAAGGGATTCAAGTTCACATCACAATCCAAGCAACAACTAATTGAGGGACTCGTTCTCTCCGTCCAACAGAACTCGGTATACTTCCCTGAAGAACCAATCGGAAGCGAAATGGAGAACTTTGAATTTGAATACACACGAACTGGTGTGAGATACACCGCACCATCAGGACTCCACGATGACTGCGTTATGGCTTTGGCTTTGGCAGTTGATTGTAAGTCACACAATAGACCGGGAACTTTTTACTTCGCATAATTATGAAATGGAATAACATAAGCATCTACCAACTGCAAGAGATTCACTCTTGTCGTGATATGTCTCACATTGAGAAAACAATGAACACCCTTGCCATCGTAAAGGATTGGTCAATGGACAAGGTGGAGTCAATGCCGATTGATGAGCTGACAACCGAACTGAAGAAGTTGGAGTTCTTAAACACGCTACCAACCGACAAGGTGCGATTCTCATTCCGACATCGTGGAAGGCGTTGGAAGTTAGCCAAGACAACAAACGAGATTTGTGGTCACCACTTCATTGAACTCCAGCAAGTATTCAACGGAGATATGATTGAGTCGCTTCACAAAGTGATGGCGTTGCTGACTTATGAGGTGGACTTGTTGGGACGGACAAAGAAGGTCACAGATGCACAAGCACACTACCAAGAGAAGTGTGAATTGTTCTTGTCTCTTCCAGTTACCACCGCTTACTCCTATGCAGTTTTTTTTTCGGCAGTTTATCCCAAGTTATTGGAAACTATCCTAACCTATTTGAAGGAGGAGATGAACCAATTGAAACAGGAAGCGTAAGTCCATTGGCGTGGTTGGAATTAGTTGACAAGATTGTCAAAGGGGATCGGACAAAATGGGACACCATCTTGCAGATGCCGTTGATTGAGTTCCTAAACACCATCGCTTTCTACAAGGCAAAGACAAAAGAACGGCAGAAACGATTAGAGCAGTCAGCAACAAAGGGATTCAACGCCTATGTTGTGGCTTGTTTGAACGAGATGTTGTAACAAATTATTGGCAGTATTTGTTACAAATTGCCAAAATATAGGATTAGTGGCAAATGTTTGCATTCCCTATCGGGAAGATGTTGAAGGTGTTTGATTCAATTCCCTTGTTTTATACCGAGCGGTATTATACCCATACACATATAAGTTGCCATAAAAGGGACTAAACTATATGCTTTTGAGTATGATATTGCACTTTATCGTTGGATATTTGTGACATTATCACAAAAAATCAACCTTAAAGTTGAATCTATCCGTCATAAACTAAACCCATAGGTTAACAATATATTGGTTAAACTACCCCAAAATCGGTGTAATTAACCATTCTATTGTGCAATGTGTGCAATTATTGTGCATTTGGGACGCATAAACCCAACCGCTATTTTCTATCGTGGCACTATCTATCACACAACAACCAAACGAATACGCTCCAGCGTACAATGATACCAACTTTGTAATTACGGAGTCATCAGGTGGCATCTACACAAAGGACAATTTCAAGTTCATTGCAGAGGTCAAGCAAAGCACAACATCACTTGCCAAGCTCAAAGCTCCCATCTACTATGGCAGCACAAACAAGGGGGTGTTCAACATCGGACGCATCCTTGAGAATTATGTCACCTATGATTGGAACTTCAACGATAGTGCAGCAAGTGGTTGCACAAGTTCAATTATGGATTACAAGGTTGAGTTTGGGTATGAATACTCTGCATCTGCCACAGGAAGCGTGACCGAATACACCAACTTGACATCGGCAACTGGAAGCGTTTGGAACGCTGCACTCAATCCGATTGACTTGGTGAACTATGCTGGGCAATATACGATGGATGGAGATGGATTATTCTTGACTCCTATCCGAAGCAAGACGATTCACCGCACTCAAAAGGATTGGCTCTATGCTATCCGCAACACGGCAACAACTGCCCTTGTAACTTACTCCGATGCGTCCACACAAACAATCAACCTACCATCCACAAAGGTCGTTCGCATTCCATCAGGAAGCCAATTGACAATACCGGGTGCAGCGACATATTACGACATCCAGTTAAAGTTGAGCAGTACCGTTCTATCCGAAACCTACCGAGTGAACCTGATTGATGAGTGTAGCAAATACGACACAACCGATTTGTTCTTCCTGAACTCATTGGGTGGGTTTGACTCGTTTAGATTCAACCGGGTGAGGCGTGACAATTACGACATCCAGCGAAAGCAATTCAAGTCCAACCCTTATACATTGGGTGCGACATACGGATACACTACATCGGCATTCAAGCAAAAGACCTATGACACGAATATGACTCACAAGGTCAAGATGTTTAGTAACTGGATCACCGAAGCCGAGAGCGAGTGGTTGCTTGACTTGTTTACATCTCCCGTTGTCTATGCGTACGATGGCACATTGGTTGCGGTGAATATAGACGCAACGACCTACGAAGTCAAGAAGCATATTCAAGACAATGCGTTCTTCATTGAAGTTGATATGTCATACTCCTTTGAATCAAAACGCCAACGCCAATGATAGAAATTTATGTTGCCATCCCCACATCGTTGCTTGAAACGATTGAGGGCAGTTTTGAGAGTCGTGTTGTTGATGCTTTTGAAGAAGGTGAGGAATGCCGTATTTCAAAAGAGATTGCATTGGGTGGTAGTTGGGTTCAACGCAAACTTGACACCTACAAAGATTTCAATGTCTTAATCAATCGCTCAATTGCAGACATCCGTGAACCTGACACAAGGTCATCCGATTGGACAAAGACAATTGAGTTGCCGGGTTCAAAGACGAACAACATCATCTTCTCGCATCTTTTTGAGGTAGAGCAAACCACAACTTCAGTCACACAATTTGCACCGACATTCAACCCAAATCTCAAAGCCGAGTGCATCATCTATGTAGATGGCATTGAGCAGTTGAGAGGGTTCTTGCGATTGATTCAAATTCGTGTTGATGACTCCACACACATCACCTATGAGGTAACTTGTCACGGACAATCAGCGGACTTCTTTACGACCATCGCAGAACGCAAACTCAACCAATTAGATTTCAGCGAATACAACCACACCTTGTCAAGTGGCAACATCATTGACTCTTGGTCAAACCAAATCTACAAGAACGGAACGACACAAGCTTTTGCCTATGGTGAAGGTTATATGTATGCGATGATAGACAAGGGGCATCCGACAAACATCGCTTTGTGGGACACAAGTCAGTTCACTCCTTCGCTCTATGCAAAGACGGTGGTGGACAAAATCTTCACCAATGCCGGGTTCACATACACAAACGATTCCTTTTTCAACTCGGATAGGTTCAAGCGGTTAGTGTTACCAGCACCATCGGCATTGACGGCAAATGCTGCGACATTGGAGTCAAGAAGATTCCGAGCGTCTCGCACAACAACTGCACAATCACTTGACCTAAACTCAATCCTTCTATTCCAAAACGATTCCACAGGTGGGAACTTTGACAATGGTGGCAATTACAACAACACGACCGGGCGTTATACTGCACCTATTGGTGGAAGATATGTGTTTGATGTTGACCTTTCTATCAACTACGCATCCACCGGCTATGCACCTGTATTCCAAGAGGACATTCACTTGGTGTTTGGGTTGTATGTTGACGGAGTATTGAAGCAAACAAGCACGGTCACCGTTGACTTCGGATCACCAGCATTCCAAGTGGGATTGTACTTCTCACCTTTGGCGGTCTTTCAAGGCAATGTGTTGGATGTGAGATTGGCACAAGTTTATGACGATGCGAACAATTACAACTTGACCAATGCACAATTCTCTTTGGACATCGGAGTGGGTTCGTTTATTGAGAGCAACCAATCAGCGTACACATACGGACTTGGAGAGACGGTTGACTTCTCTGCATTCTTAAACTCCGAAGTCAAGCAAAGCGAGATGTTTATGTCGTTTGTTAAGATGTTCAATTTGTACATTCAACCCGACAAAGACAATCCAAAGAATCTGCGATGCGTTCCACGAGATGAGTTCTATACTGGAGATAATGTTGATTGGACTGCTAAATTGGATTATTCTCAACCTGTTGAGATTGTTCCTATGGGAGAACTTGAAGCCAACCCATATGTCCTACAATACAAAGAAGGAAAGGACGAAGCGAATGTCTTGTATCAGGAATCGTATCAAACAACATACGGCAGTCGCACATACAAGGTTGACAACCAGTTTATCAAGAATGAGAAAAAGATTCAAATTGCTTTTGCACCTACGCAAATAAACTCTTACAACAACCAAAAGAACTTTGTCTTGTCGTATGTCCCCAATTATCAAGATGGTGACTTGAGGATATTGTATTTTGGTGGTGTGGTTAGTGGAGTCAATTGGAAGTTCTACGCACAATATGCGGGTGTTGGTTTGAACTACACAAATCAATTCTCAATCCCTTTGACCATTCACTTGGATTCAATCAGCAATCCCACTTATGACATTCTTTTTGGAATGCCGAGAGAGATTGGTGTTGGTGCGGGATATAAGTACACCAATGCAAACCTTGTCAACAATTACTACTATCGTTTCTTGAGTGAGATTACAGGATCAAACTCCAAGATATTAAGAGCATACTTCCGCATCACTCCGAAGGATTGGCTTAACTTGTCATTCTCGGATGCGTATTTCTTTGAAGGTCAGTATTGGAGATTAAATCAAATCAGCGATTACAACCCCGCTGAAGATGGTGTGTATTTCTGCGAGTTCCTGTTGGCACAATTTATCCAACCAGCATCAATTGTTCAAAAGACAATCGGTGCGGGAACTGCGGGGCAAACGGATGCAGAATCCGACATCTATCCCGGTGGCAATATACCAATCAAACCCGGCATCAAAGGTGTGACCGTTGGTGTAAGTCAAGGAGGAGGAGGTATAATTCAAGGGGATGGTATTGTGCAGAACAATAATCTCACCGATACATTTGCCGTTGTTTCCAAAAATACAACCTTCCAAGATGGAACGGATGGGAGTGCTGCGATATTGTGTGATGATTTTGCAGTCACTAAAGCGGACACACTCTATCTCGGCAATTACGAGATGTATCCATCATTCTTGAGTGGTGGTGCAGTTAAGACGGTAACAACCACAACGAGCGTGACCAAAGACGATTGGTTGTTACTATGTGATGCGACCGCTGGAAACTTCACAATCACTTTGCCCGATCCATCAGGGTTGAGTGGTAAACATTGGGTATTCTTAAAAACAAATTCAGCACATTCAATTACGATTGCAACGGCAACCGCTGCGACAATAAACGGAGGAGACGATGAGGTCATCAACAACCATTGGGAGAAGGAATGGATTGTGTGTGATGGAACAAATTATTTTGTAATAGGTAACGGATAAGATATGGCACTAACGGCAGCGATAGACCTAACGGTCAAAAAACCTGACTTCAAGTCAATGAAGTCGGAGATTAGAGAATTAACCGTCCAAGCACAACAGGCGGTGATGGCATTTGGCGAGTTTTCTCCCGAAGCAATAAGGGCAGAACAAGCACTTGCACAAGCTCGTGACCGAATGGATGACTTCAACGACCGAGTTGCAGCAGTAAATCCTGACAGGTTTGCTCAAATCAATACGGTTGTTCAAGGTGTTGCTCGTGGATTTCAAGCAGCACAAGGGGCAATGGCTCTCTTCGGAAATGAAAGCGAGGACTTGCAAAAGACATTGGTTAAGTTGCAAGGTGCAATGGCATTGGCTGAAGGTCTTGAGGGGCTTGGAAAGATTGAACAACAATTTACTGCCATATTTAACAATGTAATCAGCGGTGCAAAAAAAGCATTCGCAGCAATCAAAGCGGGTATAGGTTCAACTGGAATTGGATTGTTGGTCGTTGCTCTTGGTTCTATTGTAGCATATTGGGATGACATTCGTCTTGCCATCTTTGGGGTATCCGAGGAAACCAAAAAAGCCAAAGCCGAACAAGACAAGTACAACCAAAGTATGAAGGAGTTGAATCGTGAGAGGCAAGTTCTTTTGGAAGGTGAATTGGCGGGTAAGCAAACGGAATTAAATGACCTACAAGCGGAGCAAAACAAATTAAATGACCGCTATCTTCAAATCCAAAAAGAACTCAAAATCATTGAGCAAGGTCGGATGCTTTCCAATGTTGATGCTGACCAAGACCGTGAGAAAAGATTAAGAAAGGAACTCAAAGACAATGCTTTTAGGGTGGAGCAATTGGTCAATGGAGAGATTAAACTTTACAAGGACATAAAAGCTCTTAAAGATGAGGACGAAGCCAAAGACCAAGCCAAATCAAAAGCCGAAGCCGAACGAGCAAAAGAAAGAAGACAACAAAGACAAGCAGAACTTGATGCAGTACGCACACTAAATCAAGAATTGCGTCTTCTTCAAGCGGATGAAGCGGACAAGGAATTGTTGCAATTACAACAATGGTATGAGAATGCTCGTAAACAATACGCCAAAAACCAAGAAGCGTTGTTGGTTCTTGAGAATATCTACAACTACAAGCGTCAAGAATTGCGTGATAAGGATTTGAAAGATGCCGAAAGAGGAATTGAAAAGCAAGTTGAGCAAGTAAAGTTTGGAGAAGAGACAAAAGTCAAATTACAAGAGCAGACATATCAAAAGCAATACACCGATGCAGAGAAATTTGTTCTTGCAGTTAAGGCGAACCATAGTGAAATGATTGATTCGCTAATCAATTATTTCAACACAATTACTGAATTGGCTGATGCGTTTGCAAGTAAGGATGAAGAATCACAAAGGAAAGCATTTCAAATAGGAAAGGCAATGCGATATGCTTCCACCATATTGTCAACAATTGAAGGAACTCAAAATGCTTTTACAACTGCACAGGGATCACCAATCACCGCAGCATTTCCAGCATATCCATTTCTACAAGCAACGGCAGCAGCGTTGTTCGGTGTAGCACAATTGGCAAAAATCAAAAAGACACAATTCCAAACAACAACCGCACCATCTCCATCACAAATGGGAGGAGGAGGATTTCCACAAATGTCTGCACCACAAGTATCATCTACATTGCCACAAGTCAGCGGATTTGAGCAGAGAGTATTTGTGACCGAAGGGGACATAACTCGCACACAAGCAAGAGTCGGAAACACCAAAAGAGTGTCCGTTGTGAAATAACGCTATTTGAATAAGATGAAACTACCAGTTTACAAATTAGACATCAACGAATGGGACGAAGAGACCGGCATTGAGTTTGTCTCTCTCGTAGAATCTCCAGCCATACAAAAGGACTTTCTCGCATTCAGCGAAACACCTATCAAGTTTGCCATCCAAGACGAGGAGAAAAGAATCGTTACTGGAGCAGCGATGATTGCCGACCTTCCCATCTATCGCAGAGACGATGTGCGTGGTGAATACTATGTGGTATTTGACAAGGAGAGCATCTTCAAGATTGCAAAAAAATGGGCAAGGGGCAACAAGTACGATGCAGTCAACGCCCATCACCGCACTCCGATAATGGATGGTGTGAGCTTGTTTGAGTCCTACATCATTGACCGGGAGAGAGGCGTGATGCCACCAAAGGGATTTGAGGAGGTTGCTGACGGATCGTGGTTTGTTTCTTACTTGGTAGACAATGACGATGTGTGGGCAAGAGTCAAAGAGGGTGAGTTCAAAGGGTTCTCGGTTGAGGGCGTTTTTGATTTCCCTGAAGAGAAAGATGAACAAATACTTGAGGCATTGAAAGAAGTCCTTTCCAAGTGGAATGGCAAGTAAAATTGCAACACCGAAACATAAACTCTAATTTTATACAAATGAACGCAAAAGAAACATTGAAAGAAATCCGCACTATGTTGGGATTTTCGGACGAAGAAAACAAAGTTGAGATGGCAACTGCCACCTTGACCGATGGAACGGTAATTGAGTACGAAGGCGAATTGGCGGTTGGAACTGCCATCTTCGTTCAAACTGCCGAAGGCAACATTCCAGCACCTGACGCAACTCACGAGGTTGAAGGTGGTTTGTTGGTTACAACTGAAGGTGGTTTTGTTACTGAAATCGTAGAACCCGAAGTTGAGATTGAAATTGAAGCCGAAGAGTTCGCAACCGTTAGTGCATTCAACGACACCGTTTCCAAGTTGGAAAGTGCCATCGCTGAATTGTCTGCAAAGGTTGAGTCATTGACTGCATCAAACATCAAACACAAAGAAGCTATGAGCAAAGCAATTGACCTGATTGAAAAGGTTGCTGACTTGCCAAGCGAAGAACCCTTGAAAGCACCTGTATCTACCAAAAAGAACGACCGCTTTGAAGCACTTAAAAAATTCAAAAACTCTATAAACAAATAAAACTATGTCATTTTCAGTAGGATCACTCGCTAACTACACCAACGAACAGTCAACTGATTTGTTGGTTAAAGCATTGTTCGGAAGCAAAACTTCTTCAACTTTGCAATCTGCTAACCAAGTTCAGGTAGGTGTTAAATCAGCATCTGCTTTGAACATCCTTGCTTCAACCGTTTTCTTCCAAGCCGATGGTTGTGGTTACAACCCATCAGGTACAACTGCCTTCACTCAAAGAAACATCACCGTTGGTGCAGTAAAAGTTGAAGAAACTTTGTGTCCAAAAACTTTGGAAGCCAAATGGATGCAAACCCAAATTATGCCCGGTTCACCAACAATGATTCCATTTGAAGAGCAAGTAGGTGCTGAAAAAGCTGCCGTAATTGCACAAACTTTGGAAACTGCAATGTGGCAAGGTGACACCGCAAGTGGTAATCCTAACTTGAGCCGTTTTGATGGTTTCAACAAAATCATCGCTGCTGCGTCTCCAGTATTGGGTAACTCTGCACCAACTGCTTTTGCTTCTATCACCGCTGCAAACATTGATGACATCTTGGATCAAGTGTATGCCAACATCCCCGCTGCCGTTGCAGAGAAGGATGACTTGGTTTGCTTCTTGGGAATTGATGCTTACAAGTTGATGTTGGTTAACTTGAAGAATGCAAACTTGTTCCATTATGTTGCAGATGCTGCACAAACTATGGAGATGGTTTACCCTGGTACAAATATGAAGTTGATTGCCGTAGGTGGTTTGAACGGAACAAGCAAGATTGTTGCTGGTTCTTTGTCAAACTTCTTTATGGGAACTGACTTGATTGACGAGCAAGAAGAAGTGAAGATGTGGTACAGCATTGACAACGATGAAGTACGAGTTCGTTTCACTTTCAAAGCTGGTGTTCAGGTTGCTTTCCCCGGAGAAATCGTTTACTTCACCCTTTAATCCATTAAGATATGCCTTGTTTACTTACTTCAGGATTCGCCCTTGACTGCAAAGATGCAGTAGGTGGCATCAAAAGCATCCACTTGATTAACTGGGCAACTTCAGGATTCACCGTTGCAAGTGGAGAAGTTACCGCAACAAGCGTTGCAAGTGGTAGCGTGTATACTTACGAACTTCCAAAAGCAACTGGATCACTTGTTATCACCACAAATGTGAGTGTTGAGAATGGCACATCCTTCAATCAGTCGGATGTTGCTTTCAAACTTCGCAGATTGTCAACCACCAAAAGAAATGAAATGAAATTGTTGGCACAAGGCAGATGTTTCTGCATCGTGAAAAACAATAACGATGAGTATTTCTTGGTCGGTAAGGAGTACGGATGTGATGTGACCGCTATGGTTGCCAACACCGGTACTGCGATGGGTGATTCAAATGGATATGAGGTTACCTTGTCAGCGATTGAAGCGGAAGCACCTTACAAATTGCAGAGTTCAGTTGTTACCAGTTTAGGTATCTAATTGGTTCTTGATTCATAGGATAAAGAGGGAGGGCAAATGCTCTCCCTTTTTTGTTACATAAATTTCGCATCGCTATTTTGTATAGATGTTGGTAATTAACAAACTGCAAACGAAGTATTGGTATTTGACTTTGTCGGAAAAGACAACTATCTCAAATGCTACATACTTATTCAGCGTTACACATCGCCTGACAAATACTGTCACAAACTTCATTCTTATTGATGTAAGCACACACAAAGAAAGATACAACGAATTCCAAATTGTAGAGAACACATACAACTTCTACACGGGAGAATATGAATACAAAGTGTATGCACAAACTTCACCAGTCAATTTGAATCCTCTCTTATCTGATGAACTCGTGGAGCAAGGCATTTTGAAAGTCAACAACACGGAACTTGTAGAAGTATTTTATGAACCAACATAATGTCATAACGAACAATAAAACTTATGATCCAACGCTTTTGTCAAAACAATATGATGTGCCTGAAGAAGGGTTTTTTGATTGGCATCCTATTTATTATGCGTTTCTTAAAAGAGTTGTTTTCATCGAAGGTCAACAATGTTTACAAAATTCACTTAAAAAATTAAGCAAAAATATATGAGCAATTCAACAAGTATTATCGCTGGTGGCGATGGATTCAAGTATCACGCAACTGGAACTGTGACCGGAGTCGGTTATTCAGCTCTTGTGGTTCAAGAGGACACCGTGTTCACATCTTTCTCCGTTGACGGTACAAATGTACTTTCAGCACGAGGATTGAGTGCAGTCACTTTGCAACAAGGTGCGTATCTTCCCGCTGGTGGTTCTTCAAAAATCACAGGGTTCATCATCTCTTCAGGTTCTGTAATCGGTTACTAAAATGATAGGCATCGGAATTGGCATACGAAATCGCCTATACAAAGGTCAAGCGTGGGACATCGTGCAAGGTTACAAGGCACGAATCACAACCGATGGTGGCTACTATGAGGGTATCTCTTGTCTATTGCGTAAACTAAACAACTTATGAGCAATTTATTAAGTCAAGCATCACTCGTGATGATTCCGAGTGGATACAAAGAGGATGTTGTATATTCTCAAATTCCCACCAACGGCAACGGAGATTTATCTTTCACCCGTGCATCCAACGGAACCCGTGTAAATAGTGCGGGGTTGGTAGAGGTATGTCCGTGGAATAATTGCACAAATACAGAAACTTTTTCATCCACTTGGACTGCATTAAGCGGCGCAAGTGTAACCGCAAACAATACAACCGCCCCCAATGGTACAAATACGGGCGCAAGGTTAGCAGTTCCTTCAACTGCATTTGCGGGATTTATTCAAACTATCCCCGACAATACACAAACTTTGTCTATTTATGCCAAAAAAGGCACATTGGATTATTTGTGGATTATTCACGAAAATATTAGTCAATTAGGCGCATCGTTTAATTTAGACACAGGGGTTGTTTCTTTTGTTGCAAGTGGACACAATGCATCAATGGAAAGTGTAGGTAACGGATGGTATCGTTGTATTTTAAGTACAACAAATTCAGCGACTTGGGATTATTTTCAATTTGGTTTATCCAATGCTTCCAATTCAGCCGCATCACCAAGCGGAGGAAACGCATATATTTGGGGCGCACAAGCAAACATCGGCGCAACCGCAAAACCCTATTTCCCCACTACCGACCGCCTAAATGTTCCCCGATTAACTTATCAAAATGGGGGTGGGGGGTGTCCTAGTTTGTTGTTGGAGAAGCAGAGTACGAATTATATAATACAAAGTGAGAATTTTACAACATTTTGGTCATTTGCAAATTTGCTATATACAGCAAACCAAGCGATAAGCCCCGACGGAACGCAAAATGCAACGAAGTTATCTGACACAAACGGAACGGGTCAGCATCGGTATTTTCAATATGTATTAGGTAGTTTGACAAATCAAACTTTGTCTTTTTCTATTTACGCAAAGCAAGGAACGCACCGATATATTTCGTGGGGAATTACTGATGATTCAGATTATAGGGGGCAAGTTGTAGTTGATTTACAAACGGGAACAATTACCGACCAA